CATGTGCCGGAGTCGCCGCCGACGGTGGGCTTGGTCAACCCCATGTTGGTCGTGGTGCTCATTTGACCTCCAGCGTGATGTGCAGGCCGCCGTTGATCGCGGTGGTGTTGAAGTCAGTTCGCAGGATGATGGTGTTGAGCGGATCAGCCGGCTTGGTCTGGCTCCTCCACACATCGGCGTTCTGATCCTTGTCGACCACCGTCCACTTCACCGGCCGGCCGAGCCCATGGCTGATGGTGGTATCCACGTCGGCGCCGTTCATGCGAAACGGGCCCACGATCTTGCTGATGCTCTGGCTAGAGTGGAGCGTGGTCACTGCGGCCTGGACGCTCGTGCGGAGCTTGGACAGGGCCCGCTGCACGGAGTTGGGCTCGTTGCCCACCCGCACCTCCTCGATGCGTGGCGCGCTCATTCGCCATCTCCGCTGTTGCTGAGCGGCCAGCTGTTGAGCTTGTGCACATCGGTCACCGTCGCCGGCCGGCCGGAGTCTCGGCCCGCTGCCATGGTGATGACGCGCTGGCCCAGAAGCGCCTTGCGCTGCTCCAGCTCGGAGGCGTCTTCCTCCTCCTTGATTTTCATTTTGATGGCGGCGTCGACCACGACGTACTCAGTCCACCCGGCCACACCGTCGAAAGTATCGCCATCGGCTGCCAGCTGCGTCGGAGCGGGCGAGTACCAGAGGCGAGCCACAGCAGCGGGCAGAGTCGGCGTCGGCAAGAAGGCGATGTAGCCGCCCTCGAGGCGGTACTTGACGCTCGGCAGGCCCCAGACGTTCCAAGCGACGGGCATCCAGTTGTAGAGATTGCGTTCGCTGAAGTTGAAGGGCGAGACGCTGATCCATGTCGACTGGCTCTGCGACAGCTGCACATCGACGCCGTGCAACTTGTAGAAGTCGGATGGCAGCGCGTACCTGTCGGTCCCTGGTGTCAGGGTGATCTGGTAGGGCGTGGACTTGACGAAGTAGTCCTCATACGACGAGAGGATCAGGTCGTAGAGTTCGGCCAAGCTGCTGTTGATGAGGTCGTTGACCTCAGCGGTCCCAAAGTGCGCGTTGGTCTCCATGTCCGCGCGCTTGATCGCCTGGTCCCGCAGCTGTGCGAGGGTGACGTTGAGAGCCAAGGGTCACCTCAGTCATCGTCGCAAAGCTGCATGAACGCCTTCAGGGCCCGGGCCGCCGCCTTCTTGTCGCCGCCCTTCTTCGCCTCCTCGTAGTCGTCGTAGGCGGCGTGCGCTTCCTCGGAGAGATCGGACATGCCCTCGTCGTCGGGTTCCTCGCCCTTGGGCTTGCGCCCCTTCATCATCTCAGCAGCGAGTTTCCCGGCGTCGAGGGCCATGTCCTACTCCTAGGTGTTCTTGCTGAAGTCGGAGCCGCCCGCGCAGGTGATCCGCAGGTGGATGCGGTTGCCCGCCTTGCCAGCGCTGTTGGCGATGGTGGTCGCGGTGTGGTCCGACAGCTTGGCGAGCAGGAGCAGGATGGTCGCGCCGCCCGAGGCCACCGGATCGATGTCCGAGACCTGGCAGAACACGTCCGCCAGCGCATGCAGCTGCACGCAGGGCTGGCCCACCGACACATCCACCCAGGTGTCGTCCATGGTCACCGTGTACTTTCCGGTGGCCGCATACTTCACGGACTTGACGCCTGGGCAGCTGATGACCGTCGGATCCGAGGTGCCGTTGGGCTCGAAGTACCCCTCGAACTCAAAGATCTTCCGCTTGCGCCGGAGCGCGCCAAACTTGTTCAAGTGTGCTGAGGCACCCATGTCGGCTCCTTAGGACAGCGTGATGCGAGCGTTGAATCCGGGGGCCGAGCAACCGAGCTGGGCACGGTAGGTCAACCGGGCCTCCACGGCGTCGGCGGTGGCCGAACGGAGCAGCGGCATGCCGTCCTGGTCGAGCAGCTTGGGGGCATCGCCAGCGGAGCGCAGGGTCCAGGTGTTCATCTGCTTGGCCCAGGCGGTGTTGCTCTGGGAGTTGCGGTCGGGCAGCACGGTCGCCTCGGTCTTGCCGAGCACCACCTTGATCCCGGTGAATCCCACCTCGGGAACCGGCTTCACCTCGACGTACCGAACAGCCGGCATCAGCTGCTTGACCAGGTTCCGGTAGTTGGTGAAGTTCATGAAGATGTAGTCGATCTGCGCGCCTTCGCGCTCAGCATCGGCCACGCCGTTGATCAGGGCCTCCTCAATGGAGACCGTGGTCTGCGAGGACCGCACACCAGCCAGGCGGCTAGGGTCGGCGCCACGGTCGGTCCCGAAGAAACTGTCCGAGCCGAGCACCGGGGCGGTGGCAGGCATCCAGGCGCCCATTCCGCTCAGCACGGTGTTGAGGTCGCCGTGCCGGCAGAGCACGTCGCCGTTGGCCGGGGAGCCGGTGGTGGCAGCCAGGGTGATCTTGCCGGCCTGGCGGTCGACCACGGTCACGCGAATGCCGTTGGTGTGCTGGGTGAGGCCGCCTGTGTCGGTGAAGCTGTCGAGGCTCATGCCGACCGAGAAGTTGGTCACCTGGTCCAGGTCGCTCAGGGTGATGACGGCGCCGGTGATGCTGCCGATGGTGCCGATCACACCGGTGCCGTCGCCGTACATCATGATCGCGAGGTGCCGGGTCATCTCGTCGAAGCCGCGGGCGATCTCGTTCTCGGAGATCTTGAAGAAGGCACCCTTGTCGTCGGCAGACGCGTCGATGGCCTCGCCACCGATCAGCACCGAGGCGTAGTAGTTCGAGCGGGTGAGCAAGAACTTGTAGACGATGCTCGCCTGCTGGTTGGCCTGCGCCAGAGCCACGGTCGAGCCGAGGCCCTGCACGTTGCCAATGATCAGGGGCTCCTTGAAGGAGTCGCCCGTGAACTTGGTCCACTTCTTGGTCAACGCGAAGTCGGGGTTGTCCTTGTAGGTGAGCTTCATCACCTCGTCGCCGCTGAAGAGAGTCTTCAGCGCGGCGGCAAGCTGGGTGTCGTCTGCGATCGTCGAAATCGGAAATGCCATCGTAGTGCCTCAGCGCCCCTTGGGGGCTCGAATCGAGTTGGACTGCTGGCTCGAATCGGGGCCGAGTGCTACGCGGTGGCCATGTCCTCGCCCGGAAACACGGTAGGCGAGTGATTCTCTTGACTGACCCTATAACGAGGTCGCGCCGTATTGCAACTTTCGTTGCTTCACTTCATGGATTCGGCGAGTTCCCGAACCAGCTGCTCGCGGGTCTTGCCGGTGGTTACCACAGGGGCCTTGGCCGGCTCAATGCGGTTGGGCTGAGGGGGCAGAGAGTTGCCCAGGCCGCCCAGGCCATCCTGCGGGTGCAGGTCAGTGGTCTTGGTCTCGGTGGTCTTGGCCCTGGGCTGAGGGGTCCATGTCTTGGCGAACTCCTCGGCGAAGGCCTGGCGGTCGATCTTGGCCGGCTCAGGAGGCTTCTCGGGGGCAGGCGGGGCCAGCTTGGTCTTGAACTTGGTGGTGCCGAGTAGAGCCTCCGCCTGCTTCTCGAGGTTCGACTCGGCCAGATCGCAGGCCTCCTCAAAGGTGGGCGCTTGGCCGGTCTGTTGCCACACCGAGAACATGGCGTCGAACACCTTCTCGGCCTCGCCGCTGGCCTTGATCAGTTCGTACTTGGGGTTCTTGTCGATGAAGGCGCTCAGCTGGGTCTTGGCCTGGAGCACCTGGTGTTGGAGGGCCTGTTCCTCAGATGCCTTCTTCTCGTCCTCCCTGGCCTTGCGAAGAGCCGCCATCTCCTCCTGCAGTGCCTTGACCTTGGCGTCGACGGCGGCCTCTACCTGCTTGCTCTGGATGGCAGCCGGGCTCTGGCCAGAGAGGCGCCACGCCGAGAGCTTGGCGGCGTCCCATCCGGTCGCCTGCATGATGTCAAAGATGGCCTGCGGGTCGCCTGCCTTAGCCTTGGCGATGGTGTCGGCGATGGCCTGCTGGGCAGCCTTGTCGGCCTGCACTGCAGCTCGCTCGGCGTCCAGCTTGGCCCGCTCGGCGGCAATGTCCGCCTTGGCCTTGGCTTCGGCCTGCCTGGCTTCGCGCTCGAGCTTGGCGATGCGCGCATAGGCTGCGCCCTTGGGCTCCTCGAGGGCCTTCTCGGGCTCCTTGGGCTTCTCGGGAGGCGCTGCAGGCGGGTCGGTGGGCTTGGCAGGGGCCAGTGTGGGATCTGCCGGCTTGGCCTGGGCCGGCTCCGGGGGCTTGGTGGGTTCGGGTGCTGGCGCAGCAGCAGGCGGGGCACTTAGGGAGGCCGCCAGTTGGTCGGAGAGGGATGCAGCCATGGTTCACCTACTGAGGGGTGGTGGGGAGCAGCGGAGAGACTGGAGGGGCACCGGGGACGCCCAGCGGGGCACCTGGCGAGGCAGGCATCCCGGCGTCGGCCGGCTTTCCGGTGGTGGGGTCGACTGGGCCCGTCGGGGCAGGCTGAGGGGAAGGCGCCAACATGCTCTGAGCCTGGGTGCGCCAGTCGCGCAGCATGGCCAGGCGCTTTGGGTCCACCTTCATCGTGCGCAGAAGGTTGATCTTCTGGGTGGCGATCTTGACGCCCAGGTTGAGATCCTGGGTCTCATCGGGCGGGATGTATTCGCCCTCATCCAGGATCTTGGACAGGTTCCACTCGATGCACCGGAGCGCTGCCGTCTCCAGGCTGTTCACCTCAGCCAAGTCGGGAAGGTCGAGCAGGTCGTTGAGGCGCTCAGACGGCACTCGCCCGGCCTCGGCGAGCTGGGTCACCGCATCGATGCGGCCCTCTGGGGTTTTGGGCAGCAGGTTGGTCGGGAACACCTTGAGGTGGAACGCCTCATCCTCGAGGCTGGCCTTGCTCCAGTCGACGGTGTTGAGCCACTTCGAGCCCGGCACCTTCACCGAGAACTTGCCATCGCGTTTGTAGATCTTGCGGATGAGTCGGATCACCCGGCGCGCCAGGCCCAAGTAGAACTGCTCGTAGGTCTTGCTGATGATGGCGAAGCGCTCGCTGTTGATGTCGTGGTAGGTCTGCAACGCCTCGCCGCTCTTGAGGCCGTTCGGCTTCTCCGAGGTGGCGGCAAGCTGTGAGATGCCGGCGTCGTTGAACATCTTCGAGACAATGTTCTCGATTTGGCGGGTGAGCTGCTCGGGCACCGGCTCGGGGGCGATGAGCATCGGTGGCGGCCCGTCTCCCTCGATGATGGCGCCGATCTCATTGTTGAGGTGGACTTTGTTGATCCTCGAGGAGCGGTTGAGGTACCAACGCGGCATGGCGTTGAGGTACAACGACATCTGCTGAACTCGCACCAGCCGATCAAGCTCCTGCTGCTGACCGTAGAGTTGGCTCACCAGAGAATTTCCGGCGTAGCCCGAGGGCGCCTCCTGGTAGCGCACCACCTCGAAGGGGAAGTCGTCCTCGTCGTAGGCCTTGCGCTCCAAGCAGTAGCCGTTGACCGAGAGCGTCCAGAGCCCGTCGCTCCGATCGGCAGTCGAGGGCAGGTGCCATGCCTCGACGACCTCCACCGAGTCGGCCATGTCGACCTTGGCGCCGAAGCTCATGCGGTGGGCAGGAGCGTCGGCAATGGCCTTCTTGGCCTGGGCGTCGGAGTAGTAGCCCATCAGCACATCGCGCGCCCGGGTCTGGCTGCGGTACATGCTGCGCGGGTCACCTCGCTTGGCGTCGTCGGGGTCGACGTAGAGTTCGCCCGGGTGCACTCGCTCGATGCGCACCGAGCCCTTGTGGTCCTTGGGCTCGTAGACCTGGCAGGCAGCGAAGCGCACCACCTCGGCATCCCGGAAAGTGGCGGGTCCGACGATGCGCAGGTTGTTGATGTAGAAAATCCCCTCGATCAACTCATCCATGGCCCGGGCGCGCTGCTGCAGGTGATAGTCGCCTTGGTCGGTGATCACCGACACCTTCACATCGCTCTGGGCCACCTTGGCGTTGATGGTGTCGACGCAGCTACGGGTCACGTTGTAGCTGAACGCCTTGGCGCTGGTGCGCGGCGAGCTTTGGTAGCTGTTGGCAGCGTACCGAGGTCGCATCGTGCCGTTGTAGGTCTGGAGGTAGGCGATGTCGTCGATCAGCTCGTTCTTGCAGTTGCCGAGGACCGAGTTGTAGGCCGAGAACACGGCAGCGCCCAGGTTCTCCGGGCTGGCCTTCGGATTCTCCCACCACTTCGCAGTCGTTGCGTCGCTCATGGCCTACCCCCGTCGTCGTCTACCACTTCGATGCGCTTGTGCTTCGGAGCCTCACCCTCATCAGCAGGCTTGCGAAGCGGCTCGAACAACTCGACATCGATGCTATCCGAGGTCAGACGAAACTGCTTGAGCGGCACGCCCTGCTCGCGGGCCCACTCGATGAAACGCATAGCGTCGTTAGTCATGGGTGGCACCTGGCGGAAGTTCAATGGGGGATCCGATGAAGGGCTCTGGGCCGAGGGCAGAGTCGATGTCCTTTCGGATCAGAACGTCGCTGGTCAACTCTCGGATGACGCCCAGTTGCTTGCGGAGCCGTCGCACCTCGGCGACCAGATCCTTGATGCAAGCAAGCGTTCCCTCATCGGCGTTCCACCAGCCGGCGCTCCGCTCTATGGTCTGAAGCTCTTGCTCGTTCATAGCCACTCCGGTCCATCAAGGTTGTCGCGCCCGTCGAGATCCGCCATCTCGCGTTGGATCTGCGCACGCTCCTCCTCTGCAGGAGTCGGCGGCGGAGGCTTCGGCCTGAACAAGTAGGCCTGAGCGAAACGCCACGCGTAGAGGAAAGCGTCCGACAGGTCGCTGGGCTGGCTCGGGTGCTCGATCATGCCCTTCTCGTCGCGTTGCAAGGTCTGCATCTGCCGGGCGAGCGGGGTGCCGCTCTCGATCTTGATCAGGCCCTTGCGCATGTCGCCGTTGGCCAGCTCGATGTTGCCTGGCTTCTGACGCTTGTCGGCTGCCTCGAGGTCGAAGTGATACCTCTGCTTGAACTCCTCGGCCATGGCTTTGCCGAGGCCTCCGGTGTCCATGACGATCTTGGAGATGCGGTAGCGCTTCAGATAGCTCTCGATCCACTCAGCCGTGGCGCTGGGGATCATGTGCGGCCGGCTGTCGCTCTCGATCGCGTAGAGGTTGGGGCTATTGCGGTGCCAACCCAGGAGCACCAACGCCGTGTGGTCATGCCAGCCCACGTCGACGCCCAGGCAGTAGCTCCAATGCTCATTCTTTGGCAGATCATCGGTGTCGTAGTCGCTGGCAGCTGGGTCGTAGGCCCAGAGCATCGTTTCGCCCGAGCGCACCCAGATGCCGCGGTACTCTCGGAGGAACGCAGGCGTCTGCTCGGTCCATCCTCGGCGCTCCTTCTCGGCGTCGACGTAGGCCCGAGCATTGGGGATGCCGACGTTGTTGTCGTAGATGCTCCAGTGATGCCGGCTCCAGCCCTTTTCGGTCCCGGCCGTGGCCTCATAGAACAGGCCCTGCAGGATGGGGCCAGGGGTGCCAACCAAGGCCAGCACGCCGTCATGCTTGGCCAGCGCCGGTGAGATCACCTCATCCACCAGCGGACCGAAGTAGCTGGGGAATGATGCTGACTCGTCGATGACCACCAGGTGATAGGCCGGCCCACGCAGAGTCTCGATGTCGGCCTCGTCGGAGGCTCCGGTTACCAAGATGCGGCTGCCGTTGGGGTAGGTGGCGAGCAGCTCCGAGTGATTGAACTCGATGCCGAGCTTGTGCTGGTGGTTGTCTCGGATGAGTTCGCGCCACATCAGCCGCTTGGCTGAGAGCCGGGTGAGTGCGATGTAGATGCAGAACGAGTTGGGCACCGTCAGGCACTGCTGGTGCAGCATGGCCTTGGTCGAGTGCGTCTTGCCGGCCTGACGGGTGCAAAGCGCTGTCTTGCGCCTCGCCTTGTCCTCGACGAACTCGCGCTGCTGGCGAAACAGGTCGCCAAGCGGGTCCCACGTCGGCCGGGTGGCCAACGATAGGATGCGCTCTACAAGCGCTGGCTTGGCGTCTGCTGCCATCAGGCCTTGACCCTCTTGGACTTGGCGGGAGCGACAGCAACCACCAGCTCAACCGCAGATGGCTCCAGAGGGGCTGGGGCTGCGGGAACTGCGGCCTCCTCCGGCGCATCCTCGCCGAGCCAGTAGCTGATCGAGGTCAGCGGCACGCAGGTGTACTTGCGGCTGAGCTTGCCATCGGAGCCGACCGAGCGGATGGTCACCGCTCCGTCCTTGAGGTCCAGGTCGTAGAGCTTGCCCAGGTTGGCGTGCGAAGCCTCCAGGCTCTTGACCATATTGAAGCTTCCACCCTTGGCGGGCGCTGGGACGTAGTTGGGGAATGCAACACTCTTGAGCTTCATCGATGACTCCTTACTGCCTTGGCTCTCGCTTCAATGCGCGCCTTGGTGGTCAGTTTCTGATTTGCCTTGCTCAGCTTGCGGCGGTCTTCCCGGTTGAGCACCACAACCCGATATCCCTCTTCCTTGCGGCGCTTGATGTCGTCGGTGGTGGAGTCGCCCTTCATCACAATTGCTCTCATTTGGTCACCTGCAAGGCATAGGGGAAATGCATGGTCTTCAGCTTGAGCCACTTCAGGCATCGGGTGTGGAACGTGTGCAGGTGCACCTTGCCGGGCACCACATCGGCAGCCTCGAGGAGCATGCGAGCGAAGCCGTTCTTGCGGTACTGAGGCTTGACGTAGACGAAATGCAGCACCTTGCCATCGTTGCTCGCGGCCACCCAGCCGATGAGCAGGTCGCTCCACGTCCCATCGACGAGAATCACCAGCCGGATCGAGGGGCTCGACAGAGCAGCGCGGATGAGTTCGCCCATGTCGATGCGCAGCTTGTCGTCTACCTCGCTATTGGTGCGCCAGGACTCGCGCACGAATGCGTCGTGCTCCTCGCGCCGGTACTCGGTGAGGCGCACCTGCTGTTCGGCGGAGGCGATCTCCGGTGTGGCGGCAAGGTTGACAGTCACCAGAGCACCAACCCTCGGCTATCGCAGTCGGGGCAGACCTTGTCGAGAGGGCGAGGCTTCCACCCGGGCGGGCCGCTGAGAATGCCTTCGCCCTTCTGGTTGTCGACGATCACTGGGTCGTCGTAGTCGACATGCACGCCGCACCGAGCAACCAAGCGAGCGTGGTTCTTCGAGATATTTCGGAGCTTGTGGATGATCATGAGCCTCGCTCCTTCTCCAGCTGGCTGGCCAGGCTCTTGAGGAGTTCCTCGGGCTGTTCAAGCAGCAGGCCTCGCAGGCCCTCGACCTTGACGGCGCCCTTGCCATCCTCGCCGGTGAGGGGCTGGGCGCACTTGCCGAACATGCGGTTGGCCAGCTCGTTGGCAGCATCGAGCCGGTCAGAGGTTTTCTCGCTCTCGGTGCGCATGACCTGGAAGTAGAACTCAAGGACTTCTCGGCCCTCACCGTCCTTGCTCAGAGCCTTGGCCATGGCCGCCACACCCTTGGGCCTGCCACCCGGGTTCAGGGGGGGCTGTCCGGGCAGCAGGCGACCTTTGGCGTCTCGTTCGGGCTTTGGCTTGGTCATCGCTAGCACAGGCTAAAGCAACTCCTGTGGCTTTACAAGTTTGTGTCCCGAGACGACCTATTTATGGGCACTCGGCCTGGGTGCAGGAGACCAGATCCACCCCCAGGACCTCACTGGGCGTGTAGTGGCGGCCATCGAGGCTGAGGCCCGTGCATGCGCCCAAGGGAGCCTCGTCGTAGCTCACCACCCATCCGCCATCGGGCTCACCCTGGGAGCAGCATTTCTCCAGCGCGGCCACGGCAGAGTAGCAGTCGCTGGAGGTGATCTCGGTCAGGTGGTCGCAGCCGGCATCGAGCGTGGGCCTGGGGACAGGCGGGCCGATGGTGGTGGGCTCGGGGGCACCAGCGCAGGAGGCGAGCAGGAGCAGCAGAGCGGCGCGGTTCATGGCTTGTACTCCACGCAGGTTTTGATGTCCTGCAATGTGGTCGTCGAGTATATGCAGGACCCCTGACCCTGGACCAAGCAGACGGTAACCAGCTGGGGTTTGGTCTCGTAGCGGATACATGGGTGCGCCGCCGACTGAAAGACCAGCTCCACGACTCCGCATAGGAGACCAAGAACCACTAGAGTAATGACCATCGGCGAAATGGAGTCGTTCACTTGCCACCCCTCGCCCGGATGGCTGCGGCCGTGCGACAAATGAGGCTCACTGGCTCGTCGTAGGACTCAACCATGACATCGACGAGCTGAGCGCATGCCTCCCGCTCTGCCTTCACCACGGCGTCCTTCTCCTTCAGCACCCGACTGAGCTCGGCCTGAGATGCGCGCCACCGCGCCTCGGAGGCCTCCATCTCCTTCTCATGGCGGGCGACTTCTTCCTGGAGCTCGACCCGGAGCTGCTCCTTCTCCGAGCGGAGCTCGTCGTAGGAGGGCATTCCATCTGGCCTTCGCTGCTTTCCCGAGCCGCCGCAGTGGTGACACCGGCCCGAGGAAGAGTGCGCCTTGCCGCTCCCCCCGCACCGAATGCAGTTCACGATGTCGGTGAACAGCGTGGGCTGAGGGCTGGAGATCGAATCGGAATAGCCGGGGCAGGGAGCAGCCTGGCCATAGGGGTAAGGGCAGTTGTTGCTCATGGCTTCTCCTTCGGCGGGTAGCGCTTCTCCAACTCCGCCCTGGTCAGCTTTTGAGGCGGATGCGGCTTGGAATCGTTCAATCGGTGGGTATTTCATTGCTTGGCCTCCTTGGTTGGTGCCACATCTCAGCTATTTCTCTAGTCAGCGAATGGGCTTCGTGCCCAGCAACTCCTCGGCGATCATGTCCCGCTCGCTTTCTGGCGTAGTCGCCACTCATTCAGTTGGAAAACGCTGCTCCCTGGCTTCGGCCGCATCGGCAACCGCTTCCCAGTCAGCCAGGCAATGGATGAGCCCGAGAATCCACTTCTCGACCTCCTCTGGAGACATGCCGACCAACCTCCTCCGGATATCCTCAATGGTGGTCTTGCCTGCAGGCATGGGCTGGAGGAGTTCATAGGCGCGGTAGATGGGACGGTTTGGGGCTGTCATTGGGCCTCCTGGGCGCCGAAGAAGACTGAGTTTGTGACTTCGCTGAAGCGGGTTTGTTCGACCACCTGCGTCAATTTCACGCTCCCGGTTGGCCCGTTGCGCTGCTTGGCGACGATGAGTTCAATGGGAATGACCTTGGGTGGTGCCTCGCCCGGCTTCGGGTCGACCTGCTCTGGGTGGAGCAGCAACACCACATCGGCGTCGGCCTCGATGCTGCCCGACTCGCGCAGGTCGGAGAGCTGGGGGCGCTTGTCCCGGCGCTCCTCGCTCTTGCGGTTGATCTGGGCCAGCGCCAACACCGGTAGTCCGAGCTCGCCCGCCAGCACCTTGAGGCCCCGGCTGATCTGGGCCACGTCGCCCTCCCGGTTGCCTCCTCGGCTGATGGCCGGGGTCATGATCTGTAGGTAGTCGACCACCAAGAGCCCAAGATTCGGATGCTTATGCTTGAGTCGGCGAGCCTTGGCGCGCAGGTCGAGGAGCGAAAGCCCCGGCTGGTAGTCAATGAACAGCGGGGCGTTGGCCACCCGGGCGCTGGCATCGTTTGTGGTTCGGACCGAGGCGTCGCTGAGTTGGCCGGAGCGCATCTCATGGAGGGACACACAAGCCTCAGCGGCCAAGACGCGCATCATCAGCTGTCGGGGCTCCATCTCCAGTGAGAAGAAGGCGGCTGGTGTCTTGGCTCGGATGGCCACGTGGGCGGCGATGCCCAAACCCAAGATGGTCTTGCCGACGCCGGGCCTTGCGGCAGCGATGAGCAGTTCGCCCGGGTGCAGGCCGGTCAGCATGCGGTCGAGGCTGCGTAGGCCGGTTGGCAGGCCGGTGATACCTCCGCCGCTCTTTCGGAGCGCATCAAGCAGATCAAGGGTGGCATTGACCACATGGCTTGAGGATTGCAGGTCTCCGCCCTGGTGGCGGGTGGCCAGTTCAAGCAGGGCATGTTGCCCCTCGGCGATCACCTGCGCGGCCGGAACGCTTGGCGACTGGGCGCGCATAGCGGTCTGGCGCAGCTGATCAAGCACCCGGCGCCGGAGGGCATGCTCGGCGACGATCTTGGCATACTCCAGCAAATTCCAGGCGCTGGGAGCGGCGGTGTCGAGGTCCACCAGGGCGGCCAGTTCAGCCCCGCCCGTCTTGCCGGTGGTCCGCTGCACCTCGGCGGCGACGCTGATGGCATCAAAGGGCGCTCCCCGACCATCGAGGTTCAACAGGGCTTGGTAGACCTGGGCGCACCACGGGTCCGAGAAGTCCTCTGGGCGGAGTATGGCCGCGATGTCGGTCGCCCGGGCGGGCGTGGTGATCAGGGCGCCCAGGACAGCCCGTTCAGCCTTTGGGTCACAGGCTGGTGGCTTCATGTGGCAGATCCTTGTCGTTAGGGTGCAGGCGCGCTGCTACCCAGTCGGCGGGTTCGCGTTGGGATGTGGCTACGGCAAGATCCTCTGCGCATAGGACCGCCCCCCAGGCCTCCTGAGCCCCTGGGCGTTCGCACCCTGGCAACCCACAGGGGGTGGGCGGCGCGTCGCTCTGACGGCCAGCCAGGGCCCTTGGCGAGGCCTTGTCGAGTAGCTCCAAGCCCTTCTCAACCTGGCCGGCATCCCGGAGGAGCTGCTCAAGCTTGGCATTTGAGGGGCGTTCGACCCAAGGGTCATGCTTCCAACCCCTGAGAGAGTCTAGCAAATCCTCCTCCGAGCGTTCCCTGAGACGCTTGGTGATCAGGTCGCGGCGCTTCTTGTCGACCTTGGTCATGGCTCTTGGGGACCAGAGTTGGCGCCAGCAGTCGTACACGCGCTGTTCGGGGTCATCGTTTGGAAGGGGTGGCTCTTGGGGAAGGAGTTCGAGGGTTGATGGTGGGGAAGAATTTTCTTCGCCACTCCCTTCCTTTCCTTTCCCTTCCTTTCCTTTCCCTTCCAGCGTGCCAAAGTGCTTCTCAGGTGCTTCCTCAGCGCTTCCTCGGTGCTTCCTTTTCGGGGGAGGTGGCGGAAGTCCGATTTCTGCCTGGGCTTCACTGCCACTCATCCGTTGGTGCTCGGCGAAACTTGGGATGGAGACGAACCGCTCACCCTCAACCTCGTACCGGACCACGAAGCCGCGCTCGTCGAGGTCTGAAAGCATCCGGTCGATGTCACATTCGTCGTAGGGGAGCAGCGCCACCTTAAGCCGGCGCGGCCGGTCCTGGAGTCGGCCTGCGCAGTCTGCCTGCGTCCACAGGCCGATGAAGAGAAGGCGATGCAGCGGGCTCAGATCTGCGAGCCCCTCGTGTATGAAGAATTCTGGCTTGATTGTCCTGATCCGCGCCATCAGAGCCTCAAAAGGCGAGAGCAGCGACACAGGCCTGTGGGAGCCCGCATCGCTGCTCTCTGATAGGACCGGAGGGTCCACAATTTGAGACGCCGGCCCACACCGGCTTGCTGCTGGACGGTTGACGGAGATGCCCGCCGACCGAGCCTGACCAACTCCAAGGTCACATGGCCCGGGTGGCGTGTCAAGAAAACCTCTCCCGAAGCACGTTCTGGCACTCCTTGAGGGCCTCTTCCACAGAGCGCACGACCACCACCCCAGCCCGGTCGCACTTGCGCAGCAGCAGGGACAGCAAGGCCTTGGCCTGCCAGCAAAGGGCCAGGTACTCGGCGGTGTCGCGGGTGTAGACCCGCACGTATCTCTCGTTGCTCCAATCCATTAGCGCTGGCCTCCAGCAAAGAGGTTGAGTTGGGAGGCGGCTGCCGCTTGCTCTCTCTGAGCTTCGGCCTGAGCTGCCTCGATGCGGGCCCGAGCGATCACCGAGTACTCGGGGGTGAGCTAGCAG